TTAAAACACTTCTTTCACAATCAATCTCTCATGCCATATCCACTCATTATAATTGTTCCAATAAATGCGACACCAACCATCTATAATTTCAAACACATATATTAATGTTCCAGGCGCGTATACAGCCTGTCCAACATCGAATCTATAGTTAGTACGATTATCACCGTATCTAGTGGCTGAAGTAGCACCTAAGCCGTCGATTTTCGCATTAAAATAAGCACCTTTTGACCATTTAAGGTTATAAGGTGCTTTACTTCCAACTGTTATTTTACTTGCAGATTTACCGACTGCTTTTTGAGCAGGTGGTTTAACTTTATTTGTGATCTTATTCATTAAGCCCTCACTTTTATACTTAGGTCTAATAAAGTGAGTACAGCCGTAATAATTATCCCAACGTAACTTTGCAGGCGTATTTGCGTTACCGTCATAGTTCTGTTCCAAAATTAAAAATTGGTTTGTATTACCACCATTAAACACTAAACCAATATGACCGTATTGTTTATATATTCCTTTGGTAAATACAGCCACATCACCTATTTGTGGAACAAACGATGGTGTGTTTTCATATACTGTTGCCATGTTTTTAAAATCGTTATTGATTGCATCTTTTGCATTTCCCCACATTCTAATTTCTAACAACCAATAAATGTAATCAACTGCTAAATCTGCACATTGGTAACCATACCAACCGTCAAAATCAATATATCTACCTTGATACCAACGTAACCTTGCTCTTGCTTCACTGTATGTTTTCATTATTTTACCTCCTAGTATTTTCTTCTTGGTTCTTCATATTCTAAAGCTTGGTGGCTATCACCTATACCTTTAGTAGTCGGGTCTTGAATCACACCAGTTAATACTAAAAATCCTAATATAGCGTTTAAACCGTCTGTTAATTGCTCTGTATAAACTTGGATATCATACCCAATAGCTTTTGCGATGTTTTGAGCAAATAAAAAGATAGCTGACAATATCGCTACCCAAAATGATTTTTGTTTCATTCTAATTTTCCAATTAATCATATTCTTATCTCCTTTTATCCAAAATAAAAAGACGACTAATAAGCCGTCTATTTGATATTTATATTATGGTGTGTTAATTTATATATAGAAAAAGGGCAACATGCGCAAACATGTTACCCTAATGAGCCCGTTAAAAAGACGGTGGCTATTTTAGATTAAAGATTAAATTAATAACCATTTAACCATCGAAACCAGCCAAAGTTAGCGATGGTTATTTTTTATTGCTTAATTCAATAAGCTTGATTACTAGACCTATCAATGCAATAAGGAATAAACCAAACTGCAACATGGTACTAATTGTAATCATTAGGCGTCTCCTTTCTAAAGATTTCAGTAATGCCACCATAGGCACCACCTCCTTATACTCAGATAGCCACCATCTATCCAACTTGCTCACTTCTGCATATTACCATAATTACAACAATAAATAAAAAGTCAGTGCCGAAGCACTGACTCTTAACTATTACTTACACTTACTAAACCAGAAACACGACCAAAAGCTATATCCTAAAATTCCCTTAAGCATGGTGATCACCTCCTTTAAATGCCAAAAATAGTTTTTAACAAGGCTATAACAAATGTACTTAGAATCGTCCCTATTAATCCTAGAATCCACATCTTGATGTCTCTAATATTTTTAGCATTTTTCTCTTTATTTTTTTCATCTTCTTCTTTGTCACGCCTTAGTTCTTCGAAATTTCTATCTAACTTGTCATAAATTTTTTCTTGCGTTCTCAGACTGTCTTCTATTCTGTCGAATTTTTCAAACATAGTCTTATCATTTTCTTCTAATCGCGTTAAACGCCAATCTTGTTCGTGTCGTTTGGTAAATCCAAACATTACACCACCCACTTTATTCAAATTAAAAAGCCATAAGATTATAACCTATGACTCTAGATTTTCTGGATACTTTTCTCCTGTAATAATTGCATATTCCTCTTTATCTATAACTTCCATATCTACATACCACGCTATATCTTCTTTACTATATTCTTTCAATTGATACCATGTTTTAATATCTTCGAATGTTGGTGAAATTAATTTAAGCATTTTCAGTCTCTCCTTTAACCTCTTCTAATTTTTTATTAAGTGTCACAAGTTGTTTTGCCATTAGTGCATTTTGCTTATTAACTTGCATCGATAACTTTGTACTTTGAACAACTTGTTTCTGCATACTAGCAACCATTTTTCGTAAGATGTCATCAGAAGCGACTGTGTTTTGTTCTTCACTGTCAATCTGTTGATGCAAGTCATCTTTTTCTTCTGGATAATCTTCGTTAAAAACTATTTCCCCATTTGAATATTTAAAGGCTTTAGGTCTAAAAACTTGAGAGAAATTTTCTGGTAAATTTTCAATATCAATACCTTCTTCAAAGCCGCCAATGATAGCGTATGAAATTATCTCATTACGCTTGTTAACTAATATTTGCATTATTTTCTCACTCCTATAATTTTGTTAATTGTCCCTCTATTTGCGTTCGCACCAGAGCCTCTTTGACTTCCTAAGTCGAAATAGACATCGTTTGATATAGTTAAAGATGTACGACTAGATTTAGTTAATCCAAACTCATAAACACCTCCACCATTTCCATCACCATCTGGAAGATTTGAGGGATTCAATGAAATCTTTCCTCCTCCAAAAGGACTGCCAAACTCTGTAAAGTCACCACCTGGAAAAGTCCCATAAAAAATTAATAAAATAAATTGGTCTAAACTCTCATTTAAGTACAATGTAGAGCCCACACCATTTGCTGTTCCATCAAAAATAACCGAATACCTTTTATTAAACTTGTCATCTGCGTATAATTTAGCGTTACTTTCGGCCATATTAGCTTTTGATTGGGCACTTTGAACAGTTTCAAAAGGTGTATTGTAATCATTAATAGCTAATTCTGACCACTCAGACCATGAACCCGCTTCTTTTCTTTTAACAAACACTTTATTTGTACCGTTCGGTCGATAAGTCATACGCTTGTAATCTGAAGTTACTACTAAATATTCGACAGTACCGTTAGTACTAACATCTCTTGGATAATTTATAGCTTGCGAAACATAAATAAATTGGGTTGAATCACCTATTCTTTGTTCTGGATTATTAAAATCAAATCCAGTAATCTGCATTATCTTACCATCATCTTTAGTAATCTTAGCTTTTTGCCAATTTGAAGTAGAACCACTTGTGACTAAACCACCACTATTCACTGACTGCTTGAAGGCTTCATGTTTCTCATCCATATATCGCTTTTGCTCATCGAATGTTCTTGAATATGCTTGCGCTTTATTTTCCAAATCAGATATACGGCTATTAGCAAGTTGCTTTAATTCATCAATACTTGAAGATTTTGCTATTTGAATATCTGATAGACCTTTTTCTTTAGCTTTTTCAATCAGACTCGCATAATCCTCACCATTTTTTATAGCCTCGTCCATTGCTTTCGCGCGATCCATAATAGTTTTTTCTAATTCTTGAAACTCAACAATATAGTGTAGTTTTGTTTCAGAGGGAATCTTGCTAAACAAACTTTTTTCAACGTTAAATGTGATAGTTCTCTCTACAACTACCACGTCTGAATTACCTAATTCTGCAACCGAAACTTGAGCTTGATAACTTCCATCTCTTTTAATTACATCATTAGGTAATTGAAATTTTAAAATACCTTTAAATGGATCTAATATTTCTAGTGGAGCAACTACCATTACTCCTTTACCTCGAATCGCTATTCGTGCTTTGATATTTTCTTCACTCAGTAATAACGGTTGATTATTTTTAATGATATTAAAAAGAAGAACAGAAGAATCACTCTCTCCTGTTCTAAAAGTTATATCTAGATTTGAAATATTTTCATAATGCGCTGTGTTTTCTAAATTTATAGCTACAGATTTCTCTAAATTACTCATTAACTTATAATTCTCCCTTCGTGTAAAGTCCATGGCCCTGAACTTGTTTTACTATCATAATTTTTCAATAGTATCTCAGCAGATGCTGTAACACTATTACGAACTAGCCTATGAACAAAGCCACCTGTGTTTGAAGCTTCTACATATAAGTTCCAACCAGCTACCCCTTTACGTTCAGTTGGAAAATCTGTAAAACGTTTTGTATCATCCGTAGTTAAATAAAACGACATGCCTACTATGTTAATATCTGACATTTTTGTGATGAATGAAGGTACTCTCTCCCATTTACCACTATTTTTAGGCACATAATTCCAGTCCGAAATGTCTCCAGTTCTTCCAGAAAGCACCCTTTCAAAAGTCATCATATTCCTTGCATAACTATTACGCGTCAATATCTGAATTACATCACCGCCAGTTTGTGGTGGCTTAACTTCCAAGAACCAACCTGCATCACGCCATTCTCTTGGTAATGGGAAATCATCGATTTGAACTGTATGATCAGTGTATAAATAGTAAAGACCTGGCTCTGTTAACATCCCAAGATTCTTAAGTTTATCAGGCCTCATTGGTAAAGGTTTAACTCTACCACCTGTGTCACTCATGATAAAAGGAACGCCTCTTGAGTGAAGTATTTCTAAAATACCTCTTTGCCCAATCATGAAAATACGATGTGTTCTATTTCCATCACCACCGACAGTAACACCTAGCATCAAAGCTTTTTTACCACTATCTTTGTCATAGTATATTTGCAAACCTTCTGCTTCCGCAAATTCGCCAGGAAATGAATCTAGTGTTCCACCATAGTCAGCATTAACCTGATACGCTTCTTCTCCTGTTTCTAAATCGAAAGCCGTTAAATAGTTTCTATTATTTGGATTACTGTCTCCTGTATACCAATACAAGTATTTTTCATCAAAAGTCACACCCTGCATTGGTTGGGTTTCGTTTGTTAGTCTCATAGGGATACTGATTTTATGCAAAACTTTATCAATATTTTTATCAACATCGTCTAAACTTCTTATCTCTATATAATTCATTGAGTTTTCAAGTTCCCACTGACTTCTAGGTCTCTCAATTCTGTATAGAATTTTATTTTCTTTTTCATTTATGACAGGGGTGATGTAGGGTTTTTCTGGGTGTCCTGTAAATACATCTTGCATACCATACTTGCCATAGCTAATTTCCACATTAGGCGTATACTTGAAACGAACTAATGTATTCTCATTATTACCATTTAAGATAAAACTATAAATCCATAACTCATCATCAATATATCTATAACCGTTATGTGTACCATGACCCCCACCTACAATCAATGAGCTGTCTATAAATTGACCATTAGGTCTTAAACGACTTAGCATATAGCCATTATTTCTAGCTTGTGTCATGTATACTATGCCTGTTCTATTATCAAACCAGAAGGATTGCATTACTGCATTTGTAAGAGGTGCAAGTTCTGTCACAAATAAAAACTCTTGCTTATCAGGTTCAAAACGATACTCGATATCAAGAATTTCTTGTTTGGTCTTATTTAATTCTCTTATAGTTTCCTCTTTATTAATTTGAGTTTTGGTTTCCCAATCGTCTAAATGTTCTTTTAATGTGTCAAAGGTTTCGCCGTTTACATTAACTCGAGCTTGAACAATCTCATTAGCACTGTTATTACGTGGTGCCACAACAAGTGCGTTAATTTGACTTTGTAAAGATTTGTTTACTGCTGCTTGCGATCTACCATTATAATAAATTTGCTCAGCGAAGTGTTGCATTGTTTTAGCTTTCTGATGCAACTTAAACTCTGTTGTCAAGCCAAGCGCAAATTGCTCTATTCTTTGCAGGTTTTGAATTTCTTTAGCTCTATAATCTCGACCTGCTAAAGCTCCCAAATCCTTTATTAAATACAAATTTTCCATAATGCACCTTCCTTTCTAATAAAATAGCACTGTACCAAGTTTCCCACTATCGTCAACTGTTATTTTCCACAATTTACCGTTTGGGGATTTCTGTACAATGCTATTTTGAATAATTCCTGCTTCGCCTATTTTTAATTTATCTAATTTATTTTTATCATCTACCGAAATGATACCGTCTTGAGGCAATCCATCAATATCACTACTGCCTGCATAAGGTATCCCATTTATAGCTTTCCAGTGTGTAGCTGGAAAGTACTGTTTATCGTTTTCAAGTAGCGCTTTGATTTTAACTTCTTCTGTTGCCATTATATTAATACACTCCCTATATCCATTGTCTCGAAAGGAGAATTCAAAGTACTAGTGTATAAATGATTTATACGATTTGCTTGATAGTTATATCTATTATCTTGTGCAATAACTCGTCTGTTAAGTGCTTGTTGAATTTGTACCATATCTTTTATTTCATTGCTGAAAGACACTTCATCTATTGCGTTTACAAATGGATGTGACCTATCAAGTTTAACAACCTTTAATTCAGTGTTATATCCCATTAATTCATGAACAAAAAATACGCTATCTCTTGGCTCTATTTTTTCATAACCTATATAATTAACATCTAATTCAGTCTTAGGAGTATCATTTATTTGCTTTTTTGCAAATTCTAACAGCTTATCCTGTGTTTCGATATCTTCATTTGTTTGCGTATTAGCATATCGAATCCCAAACTGCTTTGCACTATCTGCGACGTAGTCGACAATTGCTTTGTATTGATTGCGACCTGAATTATCAGCAATTAAATTTAAGACTGTTGATTTTTCAGTTCCAACATACATACAAGGCTTAGCTTTTTTATTTGAAGATATATCAATTCTATTTTTGGGGTCTTCTCCTAAAAATATCATTTCTAAAACGTGCTTGCCTTTATCAATATTTTTTGTTAAATCTATTGTTTCAGACTGAACCGACTTAGCAAAACAAGAAATTTGCTTAATTTGCTTGCCGTCTAAAATCAACTTATATATTCCACCTTGAGAGCCCTTTTTTATTGTAAATCTAACTGTTTCATTACCATACTTGCAATCAAAGTTAATAGTAGCTTTAGACCCAATTGTTTCGGTACGATAAGTACCTTCTTTTATAAAACCATTTGAATATTTAATGTCAGTTGTTCTAATAGGATTATAATTTTTCTTTTCCTCAGCTGTATACTTTTTTCCAAAAACTTTTATAGCTGTTCTTAATTCCAATGTACTGACAGTTGCAGATACAGTATCAGTATTATATTGATATCGAATCACTTTCTCGCTTCTTTGATAAAATGTTTCAGGAGAATAAAAACCAATCTCTGTATCATTTGGGTAAATTATACAGCCAAACAGGTCTACCGCTTCTTTACAGTATTCTAAGCCGTTTTTGTTACCTAATTCGTCAATCGGTACTTTTCGCTTAAAATCTCCAATTATTTTATAGGTCATTTTGACCGAAGTTTTTTGATTTGCAAATCCATATCTTAAGTACTCATCTAAAGAGTATTCTGGCGTTTTACCAGTTTCGCTACTGTCGTCATCAAGCTTATTTGATTCCACTGAGTGATTTTGAAATTCATACATTATGTGATATGCCGTAACTTCAATAAAAACTTTATCACCTTCAACCTTTGGCGCTGTCTGCTTAATTGTATATTTTTCACCATGATAAATTATGAAGTTTTCACAAATCAATAAATCAAAAACAAAACTATTATGAGTAGTTCTATAAACTGTAAAGGTGATGTACCTAGCTTCATTCAGTTCATAATATTCTTTAAAAGAACCATAATCTACATCTAGTAAATTTTCACAAATCAATTCATTAAAATCCATTACTGATAAATGATCATGATAATCCATTAAATCACCTACCTATAAATAAAAGGAAACTTAAATGTAGTTTTAATATCACTGACGTCTCCTTTAATCTTAAATTCATTTTTACCTGGCGCTAATGTTATAATGCCTCTATTTGTATCAATTCCCACTCTATTTATATCTCGATATGCATACACACCATCTAAAACAAAATCAGTGTTTTTATCTATACTTTTGTTGTACTTAAAAATATCACCTGTTGTATAGTTAACCAGTTCAAATCCTCCACTCGCATTTAAATTAATTAATATTTTCAAATCGTGCTTGAATCGTGGATTTATCGTATCAGTAGAACCGTTCCAAATAGTAAATTGATTTGATGTATGAGTATATTTAGGTGTGAAATCAAGAGGAATTCCATTTTCAAACATCCAATTAGAGTCGAATAAGAACTCGCTATCGGTCCAATTAACTGATTCAGAATACCCTTTATAAACATTTAAACTTACTTCAATTTCAGTTGAAGAACCATCTTTTAAATTAGATGTAACATTAGCTGTATTCACTGCATATTTAACACCATGCATTTGAGAAGTAATAACATAATAAGGATGTCTGCGATTAAACACAGATCTAAACCAATGCTCAAATAAATTTAAATCTATAACATCTATACCATCATAGCCAAACCTTAATACTAATGAAAAAGGCGCAAAACTAATTGCGCCCGGTAAAATACCATCTACTCCGTTAATAGTTACACTGTTATCATTGGTGTTTGGACTTTCAGCCCTTGCATCTAAAAATATAAGCTGATTAAAATCTGTTATTACTTCTTCCTTGTAACCATCTATGATTTTTACAAAAGATTGCATTAATTAGTCAAACCTCCCATATAATTATTTGCATTTGCTCTATGCCCACTTTGTTTTGACAATATTTTTTCTAAACCTCTAATTGCATCATTAGAACCTAAGTTATTATCCTGAGAAGAAACAGTTTGAATCAATGCATCTGTTAATTTATTTCCTTTATCACTTAACATAACAATTTGTTTCAACAATTTTTCAACTGTTGAAGTATCATTATTTACAGTGATGTTATTTGGCTTGCCATCCATACCGATGATGCGCATAACCTGTTCAGTTAATTGAATTGCTCGTTTACGTCTAGTTAAAGGGATAACCATCTCCTGTTTATCTCCTTCACCCACTTCAGCAAGTTGATGCTTTGTAATCAAACCACCATTCGCATATCTTCTTGGACCACTTGGAGACCAACCACCTCTTGGGTTAAACTGTGAGCGCCAATATCTGTTGTTAAAGAACGCTAATAACTGATCGTAACCACTATATATATTGTTGTGACCTCTAACAGCATAATGTCTAAATGTTTGTGGGATATATTGAAGCAATCCTTTTGCTGGATTGCCCTGTAAAACGTTGATGTCTCTAAGCGCACTAGATTGAGTTATACCTGCATTTCCTCCTGATTCGTGTTGAATCAAGCTAATAATATTTCCTACATCACCCGAAGTAACATTAACACCCATTCGTTTTGCTGCACGACGTATATCGCCTGCCCAAGCAGATGCAGCCTTATTAACACCTGAACCACTTCGAACGCCACTACCTTTAAGTGACTTCAACCATTTTTCTGGATCTTTAGCTGTATCATTCCCTGGATGTGACCCTTGCATCAATTGGAAATGTAAGTGTGCTCCTCTAACGAAATTACCTGTAGCACCTGATTTCCCTATCAGTTGACCAGCTTTAATACGTTGGCCTTGTCTTGCTAATTGCTTAGATAAATGCATATACCAGTTCCATTCATTAGCACCAGTCTTAATTTGTATAGAATTACCGCCACTGTAATCAGTCCATACCTTATCTGCTATACCACCTTTAACGGCATAAACGTTTGTTCCAGAAGGCATACCAAAGTCTATACCATAGTGACGACCGCCATTAAAGTTAAGTCCACCTGTGTAGCGTCCAAATCTTTGCCAGATTGGATATTCAAATAGATAGCTTCCATCGCCTCCACCACCGAAATCTTCAAACCACGATTTTACTTTGTCTACTAATTTCTTTTTGAGCAATGAGTATGCGCCTTTAGCTATTTTTACTGTAGCGTTAGCTCCGCCTCCAAAATTAATATTTAAACCTGACATTACTTTATTTACTAGTTTCCCTGGATGTTGTACGTAATCCCACACATCGCCGATTTTATCGCCTAACCAAGATGCACCATCTTTGATTTTATCGCCTGCTGCTTCAACCATTTCTTCTGCACCTTTTTTGATATTATGCGCTGTGTTTTTAGCTGTAGCTCCAAATTCTCCTGCTTTTTTACCTATATTACCTTTAAGTTGGTCTAGCCAATCTTTCTTTTTCGTACCTCCATGAAACTTTGGTAAAACACCCATACGCTGTAACTTCAGAGTGTCATTAGCATTTATTACGCTATCCCCAACTCCTAGTGGAACAACCACATCTCGTCCTTGGGGTGCATGGAATGTTCCGTCAGCCCTGTGAATTACTTCTTGAACTCCACCACCTGGGGCGTTTCCAGAACCTCTATCATTTAATACAGCAAATGTCGGTTGCGTTAATGCTCCCGAATTATCGGTAGCTACACCCTTTCCCGCTAAAGTACCAGTAGACAATGTAGGTATTGGCTTGATGAGATTTTTATCAGTAATGGCTTTAGATATTTTATTAATACCGCCAATCATGCTATTCAAACCGCCAATAGCTTTATTAGCAACATTTTTACCTAAATCAGCCGCAGCTCTTCCCATGTCTTTACCAATATCTCTAATCCAATCATATGTTTTGGATAGCCATTTTCTAAAACCATTAAATACTGATTTAGCGTTAGACCATGCCGAACTTGAAATTGCATCAAAACGATCGTGGGCTCTTGAATACATATCCCCAGTCCAATCTTTTAAAGATTTGTATGAGTTACTAAACCATTTCGATGTTCCTTTCCAAACGGATTTTGCATTCGACCAAGCTGTACTAGAAATATTATCCCATTTCGCGCGAGATTTATTAGCCATATCCGTTAGCCAGCCCTTTGCACTTTTATATGCATTGCTAAACCATTTTGATGTGCCTCTCCAAATAGATTTTGAATGCGCCCAAGCTTTATCTGAAGCATCTGAATACTTTTGCTTAGTTTGATTGTAAATACTTCCTGTTGTCGATTTAACAGATTGCCAAGCTTTTCCAAACCATTTACCAGTACTATTAGCTATAGCCTTAGTGTGGTATCCTACAGAACTTTTGGCTGAGCTCCAACCTGAACTTAATTTGCTTGGAATCCCTTTGATTCCGCTCCACATTTTTTTCATTTCGCCGCCAAAATGATTAGCATTTCTGCCCATTTTACTAAAGGCTTCGCCAGTTTTACTTTTTACGCCGTCCCAAGCATTTCCAAACCATTTCTTTATATTTTCTCTGTTTCTACGAGCTGTTTCTTCTTGTTCTTTAGCGTATTTATCGCTTTTTTTCTTTTGGTCTTCTCTAAAGTTAGACCACCAACTTTTAAGGCCATTCCACCACTTTTCAGTATTTTTATATACACGTCCACTGGATAAATCCATTTCTTTATCAATATCTTTATTTTGCTTTTTAACAACATCTACTACAGCATCTTTTTTAGATTTTGCTTTTCTTACTTCATCTTTATGTCTTTGATCAGCAATAGCTAACAATTTATCTTTTTCAGACTTAGAAAGGTTGACGTTATTTTTTATAGCAATGACATCATCTTCATATTGCTTGTCCACTTCTTTTTTTCTTGCTTTTCTTGCTTTTTCTGCTTCTTTAATTGCTTTGCTCGCTTCGTCTATTGAATAAGCATTTCTGTTTCTTTGCATTCTTACTAAAATACGCTCTTGCTCTTTTTCAGTCTTACTCAATTCTTTAACAGTGATATCACGTCTTTGATTTTCAAGCTTTTCAATTTCTTTTCTTTCATTTTCTGAAATCTGACCATCACTCAAAGCTTTTTCTTTCAATTCTTTGATTTTCTGATTGAGTTCTTGCTCTTTTTTAATTCGCAAGTCATTTTTTTCTTTAGTTCGAGTTAAAATGTTTTGCTTTTCTTGTTCATCGAATGCACTATACTTATCAATAAGTTCTTGAGTTTTTTCGAGTTCCTTTTTATTTCTTTTTTCTATTTCAGCTATAAGGTTATTAGATAAATCCGTTTCAATTTTCAAAAGTTTTTTTGCTTTGTCTTCTGATATCTGACCCGAGTTTAAACGTACTTTTTCCATGATTCTGCTATTTTCTTCAGAATAATGCACATATTTTTCTAAAGCTTTTTCTGTTTCTTTTGAAACACCTTTCCCTAACACTTTTACAGTATCAGACGCTTTTTTAGAAGCTGTGCCCATGGTTTGCATAAATCCTTTAAACTTGTTGACTCCTACTTTGAGAAGGTCATCGTCGCTTAATGATTTATAACCATCTTTCATATCTTTTGAAAACTTTTCTTTGAAGCTTTTGCCGATACTTCCAAGATAGTTTTTAAACTCTCCTAGCTTTCTAACAGCGCCGCCAATAATTTTACCACCAAAAAACTTTATAGTTTCTCCTAAACCGTTAATACCGTTTCTGAACCATTCCACACGATCATATGCGGTTTTAAAAACTTTATACGCAATTGTAATAGCAGTTATTGTAGCACCTATAGGTCCTGTTAAAAACCTTAAGGCTACACCCGCAAATCTTGCGCCTCCACTTACTGCAAATAAAGATTTTGCAGCTAATCCTAAACCGTTTTTCAAAAGTTTGAACGGTAAAATTGCTAGCTTTGCAGAATTTTTCAAAACATTTATAGGTTTTAAATTAAACATCATAGCTCCGGCTAACCCTTTAAAGCCTTTTGACGTTTTTCCTGTTGTAGAACCAAGAAATAATGTTTGAAGACCTAAAGATTTCATTGCTTTTGAATTAGTATTTGAAAGGATTGTATTTTCAGCAATACGTCTATTTAATGACGCATATCCTTTAGCAGCACTTCCAACTGTACGTATTAATAACCCTCCAGCAAGAACTGCAGGTCCAATTGCTGCACCAAAAAGTGCTAATCCTACTGAAGCTTTTCTAACCCAACCAGGGAGATGTGTAAATCCATCAACTAATTTTGTTAAACCTTCCGCTCCTGCTCTAATCATAGGCGTTAAATCTTTACCGACTTCGATTGCTAATGATTCAAAAGCGCCACCTAATTGTTCCAGAGCGCCTTTGAGATTATCTTTCATCAAATCTGCTGCTTTTTTACTTTCGCCATTGGAATTCTTTAAGGATTTACTATAGCTATTAATTTTATCTGGTCCCGCTTCAATCAAGGCTAAAAATCCACTTGCTGCTTCAGTACCAACTATTGTAGCCACTGTAGCTAGTTTTTGTTCTCTCGTCATGCCTTTCATATTATCTTGGAACTGTCTAATCAATTCACCCATGCCAACAAATTGACCTTTAGCATCAGACAAATGAATACCTAATTTTTTCATTTCCTTAGCTGTATTTTTACTTGGATTAGCTAGCCTGATAAATGAAGCTCTTAGGGCAGTACCTGCTTGAGAACCCTCTAAACCTGAGTTAGATAAAACTTCAATTGCTGCGGAAGTGTCCTCTATTGAAACTCCTAATGCTTTTGCAGGAGTACCAGCATACTTCAATGCATCTCCCATGTACTGAATATCTGCAGCACTATCATTTGCTGATCTCGCAAGTAAATCAGCAACATGATTTGCATCAGATGCTTTTAAACCGAAAGAGTTAATCGCTGAAGCCATTACAGTTGCAGTTGTAGCCATTTCTGCACCACTTGCTTCTGCTGCACTGATAACACCTGGCATAGCCTCCATTGTTTGTTTGGCATTAAAGCCTAAAGCTGCCAATTCTTCCATACCTTTAGCAACTTCGTTAGCACTTTTACTGGTTTTAGCTCCTAAGTCAACTGCTTGATTAGACATGCTTTTCAAGTCTTTACTGCTTGCTTGCGCAATCGCTCCAACTCGAGACATTTGGCCTTCAAAGTCTGCACTTGTTTTTAATGCTGCACCTAACCCTAAAGTAATTGGTGTAGATACGCCCATCGTCATTGTACGTCCCAGGGAAGTCATTTTGTCTCCAATAGAACTAAATTTCTTTGACATGACATCCGCTTGACTTGCAAGTTTACCGAAATGACTTTGAGCTATCATTTGTTCTTTGTTAAAAGTCTTCATTTCGGATGAAGCTTTATCTATTGAACGCTCCAAATTATTTAAAGCAGCTTTTTCTTTATTAACAGCTGTTTCAGCTTTTGCGACATTAGCGCTATGATTCTTAATAGTATTGTTTAAATCATTAAATTCTTTTTCTGTTTGCTTTAATTTAGTATTAGTTTTAGCGTAAGAACTTTCAATTTTATCATTTGATTTTGAAAGATTGTCATTTTGCACTTTTAGTTTTTGAACTTGATTGCCTTCTTGTTTATATTGTTCAACAAGTGCTTTATGCTTAGCGGACTGCTTCTGTACTGCGTCACTTGCTCTTTTTAGTTGTGCAGTAGTAGCTTGGTTACTATTCTTAAGCTTTTGTTCTGCATCTCTCAACTGTTTAAGTTTTTGATACGCATCTTGTTTACGTTGATTTGTACGTTTATATTGATTTTCAGCTTTTTTAAGTTCTGTATTCGATGATTTTAAGGCTTCTTTAGATTTATCAAGAGCTAATTTTTCTTTTTTATTGGCTTCTACTAACTTTAAATATGCTTTCTCAACATCTTTTACACTGGATTTAGCTTTTTGGTAATTAGCGTTAACTTGTTTAAGCTCATCTTCTACTTGAGAATACATCTTTTTTTGAACTTTAAGCCTATCATTTAACCCCTTAATTCTCGCCTGATATTTTTCCATTGATTTTTCAGACTTATCAAATGCTGACAGATTAGCTTTCATTTCACTATTAACAACACCTAATTGTCGCTTTAAACCTTTCATGCCTTCTTGGACACCTAAATGGTCTAATTTCAGCTCCAAGGTCATGCCTTCTACTTTTTCATTCATATTAACCTCCTTTCTAGCTTCCAAAAAGTTTTCTTAAATCCGTACCTGTAATGACTTTTTGTTCACTTTGTTTTTCTTCAGTCTCTTCTTTATTCTCTTCATTAAGTATTTCTAAAAGTTTTACATACGGCTGTTTTCTGACTTCAGTTAATGTCCACCCATACTGCTCCATACAGAAACGTTGTATTTTCTTAATGTTCGATAAAATGTCTTTTATTGAGATTGTTCTTCTGTCTTTCCCATCTCTTCTGGTTCAGTTTCTGAATCTTCTTCATCTTCACCATTGATTTCTCGAAATATATCTTGTAAGGCTTTTGTATAAGTTTTAGTACTCATCTTGTTCAGAACATCTTCTTCAGTCAATCCTTCATCTTTAAATAAATCTACTAATAACTGTCGCTCTTTTTGTCTCATTTTTGTTGCGTTAGGTGCTTCTTTTTTATTCTCTTGATTTACTAATTCTAAATACTCATAGCATTTTTCTGCTTCGCCCATTGTTACATCTTCTTTTGTATAGCTCTCTGTTTTTCCTGTTTTACGATCTTTAATTTCAAATTTAATCATTGTATTAGCTCCTTTTATTCAAATAAAAAAGACGCAGATATACTGCGCCTTAAATCCCTATCCGTTTGTTACTGTCACTGAAATTTGTCCTGACTTATCGCTTCCATCAGTAGACATAGCAGTGATTACTGAAGTACCTTCAGCTACACCGTGAATTGCTCCTGTATTTTCATCTACAGTAACAAATTCTGGATGTTCACTTGTATATTTCAATATTTTATTCGTTGCTGTGCTTGGTGCAATGTTTGGCTCAACATTGTCATCGGTATTTACCATAATTGATTTAGTTTCTGGTGTAAATGATACGCCTGAGACTAGAATTGGATTGGTTTTGAATTGAGGTACATCAACTTTACTAGATTCTTTACCATTTTCTTCCCATGCCACTTGGTAAGTACCTTTTGGATAAGTTGTATCCGCTTCTAAATTAGATAAAGTTACTGACACTTTGCCTTCACCTTGTTCAGAAGCTACGACGTCGTCTCCTTTATAAACCTTTAAAGTTTTAGTCATAAATTATTCTCCTTTGATTTATTTTGAAAGCCCCTATTCTGCTGAAACTGTTGCAGATTTTGAATTAACTGCTACTTCAACATTTTGGGGATTAGCTGGGTAACGAACCTGCAGAATCCTCTGAATGATCTTCACTGTCCGTGTATCCAACGAATACTTTTTTGAAGAATTCTGCTTCTCCTTCTTTACCTTCATGATAACCGTATACAATACCTTGTGACGTTCCATCAACATCAACTTTTCTATTCATCCAGTCACCTGTTAATTTTGTAGGTTCTGGGGCTTCTGCTTTTTCACCTCGTGTTTTAAATTCAATTGAATCTAAACTAAAAGTACCTTTAAGTAAGGCTACATATACCGGCTGACCTGTTAAACCATCTTCCGATTCGCCAATTACTGTTACATACGGTGCTCTTGTATTCTCTCCTACCCAAGATGTACCATTTTTATCTTTAGTACGTCCAATAACTGTGTTTAAATCATCACTTGGAATATTGAAAATACTCATGTCAGACTTAACTTCATTAGTACCTTGTTTTTTCATCCATACACGTTTGTTAGATGCAAACATATCTACTAAATCTGGTGCTAAACCTGTGATATTTAGGTCAACTGTACCACCTTTTTCATCTTCCCATGTCATGCGTTTAACTACTTTTGTTGCTTCTGGGTTAAAAACTCCAACGTATAATCTTTTAAAACCTACTTTATAAGAACCTTGTCCTTCTGCCATTGCTTATTTCCTCCTTAAAAATTAAAAAGCACACCTATTCGATGCGCTGATTTTTATAATATATATTTTTGGGTATGCCTTGATATCGTCTCGACATCACATAACGTTTAGTTTCTTCAAAATAAGCATCTAACTGACTAGATGCTTGAATTAAATTTTGTTGATATAACAGGTATCTTATTCGTTTTGTTATATCAATTGTTTTCTGATTATTTGAAGATTCTACATCTATTTGAATTAAGTATTCTTCACTGAGATATTTATCAGACATAAAGTCTGAAGGCAAATCATAAACAGGTGTAATAACAACAAAGGGTTTGGAAGTTTCAGCGTTTTCAGTGACTTTGTAATAGTATATTCTAGAATTTATATGTGTTTTGAGCTCTGCATCAGATAATAAAATTCCTTTTATGGTGTTTAATATATTCATTTATCTGGCCAACTCCTTTTTTATAATTTCTCTATACTTACGTTCGCTAGCAGCTAATGTTTTTGCAATAACTCCAAAACCTCTTGGTGTATATTTTTTTCCATCTCTTGTATAACCATGTTCATTCAAGTGAATAATGTTTTTGCGATTCATAGGGCCTACCCATTCAATTAAAACAGCCCTTTCTTGACTGCCAACTTTTGTATAAGGCTTAGATTTAGTCATTTCTTCTATACTGGCACCCGTATCTTTAAAGCTCTCGAACTCTTTCTTTAAAGCCTTTATAAAAAATTCAGATGCTTCATTTAAAGCTTTATCACTCTTAGCCTGCATTGCTTGTTTACCGTATACCGATTCTAATTTATTCAACACTTCAGGTATCCCTTTAATTTCTACACTCATTTTTCTGATAAAACCACTGTATTATAGCCAATATCTGGTGTATCAATTCTTATTTCTACAATGTTGAATAATTTATCGGAATATAATGCACTGTCAATTTTAACTAAGTGATTTGTTTGTGGTAGATATTCAGTTTTAGAAGACCTGACAATTATGGTTAATCCTGATTTTGATTCAGTCGCTTTTAAAATTTCTCTATCTTTCATAGAAGGATTATAAATTTTACAAAAGCAACTATACAATTTCATTTTTTCCTCTTCATCTGGATATGGTCCTTTGTTTATATATTGAAAAAAATACGCGCGATCTTTAAATTCATTAAATTCCATTTAAAAATCACCTACCACTTTTTTAATTTCAAAATCATTTTTTGCAATCCTTTTTCATTAAACACCTTGCTTCTAGATTGGTCATTTGAGTATCCACAACTTTCATAATCTCTTGCAATGATATATTTAATCGCTGTACAAAAAAGCGGGTATTCCAAGTCATCTTTGTCATAATCTGGAACCCCACTTAATAGTAATTCAGACTTAGCCGATTGAATGAGACCTTCAATTAAATCATTTTCGAAATTATAGTCAATTCTCAACCACAATTTAATTTCTTCTAAACTCATTTCATCACCCCTATTCGGCTGATATTACAGCTGATTTAGCCTTAGCTGTTACATTAACCTTTTGGGGCTTAGCTGGGTAATGGACCTGTATTTTCTTTTGCTTTTGCAATTCTGAATGCACTGTCTAATGTACGTTGCTGATCATACCATGCTGTTAATACAAACAAATATTCGCCTTTTCTAACATCTTTATCAGTGTCATAAGTTGTTCCATCATAGTTAATTCCAAAATAATTGAAATCTCCCACAATAGGTTTAACTGCTGCATCTGTAAATACTACTGGTTTGCCAAATACTTTTTCTGCTGGTGTGTCAAAGAAATTTGTTGTTCCATTTGAAAGAACACTAATAATTTTGACATAATCTGCATATCGCATATAAATTGTTGCGTTATCACGATAATCTTCATGTAAATCTGCTAAAGCGTTAATAATAGCATCATACATGTCTGCTCCCTCAACTTCTTTAACAGATCCATTATAAAATGACATGTGTTCTAATCCAGATTTAGGACTTACTGCTAAGGCATCTTTACGCTCTTTAGCTGCTAATCCTGATTGTAGTGCGTTTTCAACCCAGTTTACTAAATCTACATCTGATCCATGAATTACAGTATCTGAAATTGCAGCAAATACTTTGAATTTATTAGTAGTGAACTTGACTGTATCACCTTTTGCTTTTAATTCTTTTGCTGTTTCTACGTCTGTAATGAAATCATCATCGTCTAAAGTGTATGAAACTCTTGGAATCTCTAAACCTTTAATGTTAGTTAGACGAGCTTTTTCACGTAATTGGTTTTTAGCAAATGGTTCTGAAACAATTTCTTTAGAAAGTGTTTTTGGTAAGAGCTTATCTCCACCTGAATCATTTCCTGTTGGTAAAGCGTGTAATAAACGTTGTGCCTCCATTGAAGGTTTTTCAAATTCATTTGGTAAAATCGCGTGACGATAAAACTCTGCCTTAGCTTTAACCATCTTCTCATTATCACTTAAAGATTGATAAGCTTCTCCTTTATCTTTAACTTTCGCTTTTTCTTTCTCTTCAATGTCTTGCACTTGTCTTTCAACAATGTTAAATCTTTGTTGTAAACCTGCTTTTTCTGTTTCTAGTTGTTTGATGTCTTCCATATCAATATTTGGATCTGTTGCTTTCTGACTCAATTCATCATTTTTATTTTTTAATTGTTGTCCAATCATACCTAAGGATTGTTTTAATTCATATAATGTCGGCATTTCATTTCCTCCTAATAATTCATTGTCATTTTTAAAATTTCGCATTCGCGTTTAATTTTTTCTCTTTTTTCTTTTTCTTCTAGTGACATACTTTCTTTAGGTGTTTCAACCAATTCAGATGTATCTACATCATCAATTTTAGTGATTTTGTCTACATCTTTCTTTAAATCTTCTGGGACGTTCTCGAAACGCTTATATTGCTCTTTAGAGATACTAGCAGCTATTTCATTAGCTCCTAAAATTTCATCTATCAAGCCGAAAGACAAGGCTTCTTCTGCAGTAAGCCAAGTTTCTGCATCTAACATCTGTTTTAAGTGTTCTTGATCTAAATCTTTTGCTTTATCTAAATAAGCTGAATTACTAACAGCATCTGTTTTTTCAAGTAAATCCGCTGTCTTTCTTAATTCTTCTGCATTACCTACAGTCATAACCCATGAATTATGAATCATTAAAAAACTATTTTTGTGCATAAAAATAGTGTCACCACTCATAGCGATAACACTAGCAATTGATGCCGCTAAGGCATCGACATAGATATTAATTTTTGCAGGATGCATTTTTAGCATATTGTATATTGCATGCCCTTCAAATACACTGCCTCCAGATGAATTTATATGAACATCTATTTCACTGATGTCTCCTAGTTCATCTAGTTTATTTTTGAAATCTGTAGCAGTTACATCACTTTCAAACCATTTATCACTTACAATATCACCATAAATAAATATTTCACCTTTACTTTTTGATTTTCTTTTCATTTGAAAATACTTAGCTTTCATTGACATTTTTATCACCACCTTTCAAAGATTTTCTTAATTCAAGTGGCGTGTCAATTGGGTATAAATCACCGCTTATTAGCGGCTTATCTCCACCTTCAACTGGTGGTAAATCTTCCCACTCTCTAATGTCATTTATAGTGTAGTAACCACTACGAACTGCTTTAAAGTACACTTCTGCTTGTGTTGCACTATCAGCCCTTAAATAAGATTTAACGTTAAATTTAAAATACCTATTTTTTTCTCTGTCTGTTTTAGTAAGTAGTTTCCGATTAAATTCTTCTTCATACTGTTTGACGATTGGCAATAAGGTATGCTGCAAGTAAAATCTGTTTAACTCTTCATTTTTCGCGAAATTTGTATTTGATCTTGCATTTAAGAATACTGAGGGCAATTGAAAAACGTTAGCTACTCTTTCTCTTGTTAAATTCTCGCTTGCCACTATATCTTCAGAGACATATTTTTTAGGTAACGGTTCGATTTCAACACCAGGCTCTTGGAATAATATTCCACCGTTTTCTTCATAGTACTGTTTGAAATCTTCTAACACTTGCTGCCTTTTTTCTTTACCTACATTGGAACCATATTTAAGCATGAAAGAATCAGGTTTTTGCATTTCTGTAAGATTAAAGGTTCTTACTGCATTATCAAAATCAGTTGTATTCTTCAACACATCAATCGGACTAATGCCTTGCACCATATTAGATGCCACGATGTGTTTAAAATGCAACATGTCCATATTATGAACAATCAATTTATTTCCAGTTGCAGCATGAATGGAATAATAAAGTTCACGTGATTGGTTTTCAATTAACATTTCAACAACATCTGGATTTAATAAGAAAAGCTTTGATGGTTGATGATAGATGTCTCGTTCAATTAGCACATATGCATTACCTTTTTCATTTCTGATTGTTTCAATTTGATTAATAAAATCAAAACTGCTCAGAGAATTATTCGGTGACACTGTAAGTAAATCAGATACTTCTGTATTAACTACTTTATAATCTTCATACATTTTCAAGGGCAAACTAGCCATCGAATTAGATAACTTTGTAATAGCTGAAAATATCGTTTCATTAGTTTCAAGCGTATTATTGATTACACCCCAAAAAGATTTATTTTTCCATGGGCTAAAGTCATAAAGCTTAGAAGCTGACTGATCAATCCAATTGTCTATCAATTTTTTCTTTATGCGTGTGACAATATTCTCTTTTGCGATAACATTCACCTCCTTAACGCATTATATCTTTAATACTAATAAATTCTATGTTTCCTTCACCCTTGTCAGAAACAACTTTATTCATAATATCTGTATATGTGTTTAAAAATGCTGCAAAGCCATCTATTTTACGATATCTGCTTTGCTTAGACGGCAACCAGTTTCCGTTTCTGTCTAGTTTCAACTGAACATTATTGATATACCATTTCATTAAAGGATTATTATTAAATATTATTTTCCCATCTAAAAACATTTCTTTTAAATCCTTCAATGCAGGGCTCAAGGTCAAAGCTCCTTGTCTTGTTTCTTCCGTTTCAAACCCGTAATTTTTTAACTCTTGATTTAGTTTGAATGCGTTCGCTCTATCATAAGTAATTTTTTCTACTACATAATGCTCATTCATCTTAATTATCCAATTTAAAACATCTTGGTAGTCAATATAAGGCTTATCTTGCACTGTTAATAAGCCATCTTCTTCCCATTCTCTATAGGGTATTTTTTCGTTAGAATATTCAACTTTGTGCTTAGGAATCCATGAATGCGATAAAACTGCAACTTTACCATTATCTAACGCAAAAGTAGCACACGCGGCTGTAAAGTCCTCTGTTTCTGATAAATCATAACCAATCGTGCATGGTCTGCCTTCCAGCTCTTCTAAAGAAACAATTTCATTATTTTTTTGGAGTGTTGGGTAATCAATAAAACTCATCTCGTCATTATTAGCAAAGATATTAAACCTTTTGGTTATAAAATCTCCACGTTCAGCTGGTGTTCTCTTAGCTTTTTCCCACTCTTCTTTCATCTCATCTAAATTTATAGAGACACCTAAGTTGGGATTTGCTTTTATCCAGTTCGACGAATCATTAATATCATCGTCATCATCCAAAGATGCTAAATAATAAAAAGTTCTTTCGTCTTCTATGATTTGATCTAAGGTGTCTCTTCCCGCTTCTACCATATCAACAAGCGGACCATCTAATTGATACCCTGCTGTCGTAATGTAGATGAGAAGAGGTTGTAACCTTGCAGCTCTTGAGTTTTTTATAACTGAAATCAATTTATAGTCTTTAAATTCATGAATTTCATCAAAAATCCCCATGTGTGTATTCAATCCATCTAACTTATCGCTATCTGATGCTTGGGGCATAATTTTTGATATCGTTGCGTCATAATGGATTTCATCTCTTAATGTTCTGAAATTTTTATCAAGCTTTGGGCTAGCTTTTATCATCGCCTTAGATTCATCGAATAATATTCTAGCTTGTTTCATTACGTTTGCTAAAAGATGGATTTCAGCGCCGTTTTCTCCATCTTGAGAAACAGCATAGTTAGCAACACCAGATATAGTAGTTGTTTTACCATTTTTTCGCCCCATAAATATCAAAGCTTCTTTAAACCTGCGCAGTTTTGTTTCTTTATGAACCCAACCAAACAAACTGCCAATAATAAAATGTTGCCATGGTTGTAATACAAGTTGACGTTTAGATCCTTTGGAAGGTTTACAAAACTTTTCTATGAATCGAATAGGACGATGCGCTAATTCTTCATCAAATACCCATTTACCTCCATTTTCTAGATATCTAAGATGTCTCTCACATTCTTTTCTAACATATTTGCTTGTTTTTATTTTCCCTTGAGTGACTTGCTCTGCATACCATGTTGTTAATAGTTTTGGTGAAGGTTCATTTAAAACTTTAATAGTCACCGAATCCACCTTCTTCTTGAACTATCTTTTTTCTTTGTGCTGCAGTTAAACCCATAGACTTGAGTAAGTTATTTAGTGTTTGAACTGTTTTTGTCAGTTCTATGCTTAATGGATTCTTAATAATATTGCTCGCACCAGCCTTGTTTGTATGCTCTATCATTAAATCACTATTTTTAAGTTCATCTCTTAACCGACAATAAAATTCATATGTTTCTATATACAAATTAATTAATATGTCATCAGATTTTTTGTAATCTTCTATATATTCTTTTAGCTGTTTTTTTGTTAACTTCATATAAAGACCCCCTTTCATGAAAAATTTATCCGCGTTGCTAGCGTTTGGGCCTCTCCGGTACCCGGCGAAAAAACATTTTAAGCCGATGGGCAGGGGGCTATAAAATTTTATTTAAATAATTTTTTATTTAATATTAACTATGCGCAATAACTCTGGAATTATTTTTATATCAAACACATAGTTCAATGCAAATTGATAAATACCTTTTAATGCTTGTTTCTTTTTGTTATACATAATAGGTTCGTATTTAGCATATATGGCATGTCCAAAGTCTCCAACAAAGACATCATGCGCATCATCAGTAACCACTACATTAGTCACATTAAATAGGTTACTTAAATCACCTGCAAGTCCACCTAATCCCATCTGTGCCAACTCTTTGATGAGCTTATCATGATGTTCTGTGTTCATCACAATAGATACATTACGCCTAAACGTTTGTGGTATATCTTTCATCGCTTGCTTGATACCATCGTATATTGATGTGTTACTTACTTCTTTGATGCCTTGATTATAAAGTGATAAGTCTTGGTTACCTTTATCAATTAAACCACTTGAATTATTCTTATCTAATAACAATGTTGTTTCATATGCGACACACTCATTAATAAATATCTCTTTAAGTAGATCATCTAATGTTCTATCAGAGCCATGAACTACACTGTCTGATACTTCTGTGTAGATATGTCCCTCACGTCTATCAAAGTATTTACTACTGCCATTAAGTGATAGCTCAATACCGTTAGTAGCTAACTTATCTTTAATGTATGTTAGTGATGGTATAGATTCAACATGTTCATCATCTGTAATGGTAATCACCTCACGTAGTGATTGAGGTAGCTCACAATTCACCAATAACTCTTTAAATACTTCTTTACGTGCAGTTGGTAACTCTTGAATATTAAAGTTATTCTCACTACTAACTAATTGTTTTGTTAAGGTACCTACCCATGTATTACTTGATTGATTTACTTCATTCATATTTAACACTCCTAATAATTTTCTGTTAATTTGCTCTGGTAATAAAACTTCTGTTTCAGTAATACTTAATTGCTTTAACCCCTGTTCAATCATACTTACATCTTTACCTATATCCTTTTGATATAGATTGGCGTATCCTTTAATATCCATATCATCAAAGTTAGATAGTTGATACCCAAATTGTTCTTTAAACTCTTTCATAATCTTCATCTCCTAATTTGTTTTTAGTATGAACAACTAAACCATATATACGTTCGTTGTTTTTATCTTCTTCATAGAACGAAATATTATGAAGAAAGTATTTGTCTAATAATTCGTGATACTTATTTAATAGTTCTTGCTTATCTCTATACTTAAACACACATTTTACAGATTCATTTGTATGATCTAGCACGTCTTGCCTCTCTCCTTTTAATCTGATAGATATACATTTTAATAAGCTCAAAATCAGCACGCTTTTTTGTATAGCGCCTTACAACGCGATTTATATATTTCGTATTCATTAATTGAACGTTCACAGGTATATGTTTGATTATTTGATATGCGATTCTTTTATGATTAATAAATATACACACTCCCATATCTATACTTGATATTTTAAATGCTTATCTGCATGTTTTAATTTACTAAACTAAATGTTACTGGTAGCCAATGATCTATTTTTATATTTTTATTCTTTACGATTGGTAGCTTTAGACCTTTACCATCAATAAGATAGTACATTGGCGGACAAATTTGCATTTCAATTAGCCCGTCGCGTTTTAAATCTGCCACAATATTAAACGCTTCTTCATTCCAACCCACCCAAAATATAATATTCTTATGGTTGCCACTGGTATATGCGCCGTTACCTTTGTATTTAAAACCTTGTTCTTCAAATACATTCTCAATCTCTACAAACGAAGTGCTGTCATTGTTCTTTATATATTCTAAAATGATTTGTTTCATTCTATTTCTATTCATGTTACTCTCGTCCTCCAATCTATCCAGTTACTAAAGCAACCACGTTAGATACTAAAAACCACTGAATTTATGTTTTTCAATAACCACTGTAAATACAGTGATGTCAATACATACAGGCTGTTGGTTACTGAGTGACTGAAAATTCACGGTATTTTATATATACTTATTTATATTAATCTCTTATTACTTTCTAATTCTTTATTTTATTTTTATACTAAAAAGTAATAATTTATAGTAACTCAGTAACTTTTTGTCAAAAAGCCTAATATGAAAGTAAAAACTGTGGTTACTAAAATTTAAATTTTTAGTATCTTTTAGTGACTTAAACGTTTTTTAGTAACTGCAAGTTCTTCATTAGTCATTTTTGACCTCTAATTTCGTCGTGACTGAAATAATCGAAATTGTGACTAAAACAAAATACTTTGGTCACACTATAAACACAGTAATACCAAAGGTTACAGTAAAATTGTGACTGAGTGACTGAAATTTTCACAAACTACTTATTTATATACTCTTCTTCAATTATCTTCTTTTAGTTTTTTATAAAGTATTTTTGAAATTTCTAGTCCCCCAGTCACTTTTATGGTAATACCCCTGTAACAACAGTGTTTATAGGTGTGACTGAACTAAAAAATTCCAGTCTCAATCCAGTCACTCAGTCACACTATTTTTAAATTTTCATTTTTATATGATCTATGCTGTTGTCCAAATGGCATTAATGTTCTATTGATATATCCTACAATTTCTTCTAATTCATCGATACTTGAATATCTACATTTTGCATCCGTATTCCATTCTTTTCCTAAGTACTTCTCAAATCGTCTATAAAATGTTCTGTCTGACATTTTTCCCATATATCCATTTTCTTCACAGAATGCTCTATACCTGTAATAAACAACTTTCTTAGGTACTTTTTGAATATTCCATTGATCAAATTCTTCAATTTTGAAATCATAAACCGAATCATTATCTTGTTTGTATATTTCTAGCATTTTTTTAGATACTTGAGGAATTGTAAACCTATCAAATTCTAAATTAATCGCTTTATACAACACATATTCAAGTACATGATTATCTTTAAGATATTGTTCTTTAATATCAACATTTTCATTTGAATCATTAAAATCAGCATTGAATGGAACAATTAATAATCTTCTGTTTGTCCCACCTGTTTTATCTGTGAACTTAGGCATGCCATTTGTTGATTGAATAACGGTACAACGAAATTCGGTTCTATAAGGTTGTTTATTTTTTACATTAACTAAAACCGAATCCCCTGTGACAACACTTTTAAAGTTTGATGAATCTTCAATATTAATGCCTACCGGTACATCATCACCAATTACAACTGCTTTACCTTCTAGTACACTTAATTTAAATTCATGGTCAAATTCATTTACTTTTAAGCTAGCAACATTTTTATATCCTACTAAATTTGATATTAATTCTTGAAACGTCCCTTTACCATTATTTCCATCACCAACAAAGAAAATAGCCTTTTTACGAGTGTAGTTACCATTCATTGAGTCATTTATGACTTCCCATAATAAAGTCACTATTTCTTTATCAGCACATGCAATCTCATATAACCAATGATCAAAATCCCATCCATTCAAATTAGGTCTGACAACATTCGGATTATACTTAGTAGATATTTTAGTGGTAAATACATAATCTGGTGTAAATGCTTCTAGTTGCTTCGTTTTACGATTAAATATACCATTTTTAACTGGTATTAAGTATGGTGAGTTAGTTTTCTCTTTTATATCTACCATATTGGTTAAATGATAAATAACTTCATCAGCTTTGTTGCTATTATGTTTGGGCTCTAAATAGGAAATCACTCGTTTTATAATTGTAGTGTTCTGTGTATATATCCCTTCATCAAATTGATACATAGCTAACTTAGTATTTTCTTCATCATCAAAAAGTATAAATGTTAAATGCTCATTCAAAATATATGCACATTTTATAGGACTAATTGTTGTAGGCTTACGCCCTCGTTTTCCTTCTTCAATCCAATTTTCTTCCATTTTTGTTCTTTCTTCATGCCCCAATTGATTCAATAACTGTTTAATATCTTTACTCCCCTGTTGTATAACATTAAATTCATCTATGGATTTAGTGTAAACTGTCTTTTGATTCTTTATAGCTTTATCTAACTCAAGCTGTCCCCAAGTCGTATTACCTCGTTTACTTTCCCATTTATCCGTAAGATTATTGTAGTTTAAAAATATACGCTCCATTTGCTGTTTGTTTTTACCTGTGTAAAACGCTAAGTAGTGTAATAAGCTTTGTACTGCTTCGCTTGAACTCTCAAAATATGATTCATATGTGCCTTGTAATAGATCTTTAATTTTATCTTTTTGTTTAGATTTCATCATAATGTTTATAATATCTTCATCAGATAATTGCATATTAGTATTAGATTCCTCTCTCACAACATCATTTACTGGCAAATTCTCTTTAAAGTATTCATCAATGAGAGTATTTAATACTTCCTGATTATCACAAATATCATTTTGACCAATTGTGCATCCTGTAACAGTCATAAACCTTGCTGAATCATATAACTCTATGTCTAAATCCGTTCTTTTCTTTTTACGGTTATCTGGTAGTTTACCTTTAAAGAAACAATGTAATCCTGTACCACTTGGAGACTTTTCACAATATGTGAGTCGCATCATTTTTAATGCTAATTCGGAATTGATTTGTCCTTTTTCATCAATTGCATTATCAATATCTAGGCAAACAAAATTATTACCATCACTTAATACAAAACCTATACCGCTATATTGCTCATCAACTTCATATTCAATACTTACACTTTCAAAGTCACACCATGTTTTTTTATTGGTTGTACTAGCTCTGTAACCATTAATACTATATGGTACTTTTCCATAATTTTGTTGCTTCTCGTTCCATTCAGCTCGCCATAATACCCAATTAGGCACTAACTTTAATTCTTGCGGTATTTCTAATTCTTTAACTCCAATAATTTTATCTTTTTTCTTAATTGCCACAGAATGCCTCCTTTCTAATCTGATTTCTCTGTATTTTCAATGCAACTAATGTTAAAATATTAATGGTATGATTTTATAAATTTTTATTTTTTTATGCGTTATCTTGGCTTTGGTCGGCGAAAGATGACGCTTTTTCTAATGCATCAAACCTCGTTATTAATTCATCGAATTTTTCAGTGTATAGAAGTAGCAAATCAAACATTTGATCATTGTGAATACGTCTCTCATGATATGAAAATCCTTCTTTAATAACATCGTCTTTATTTAAGGTATGATTTGGCTCATGTAGATATAAATCTTCAAAATGCGAGCCATGATTATCCTTTAAATCCTCAAACTTTTCTTTCAATATCTTTAAATCACACATTAAATTTTTAATTTCCCAATTCATTTATAATTCCTCCATTTCAGTATCATTCTCAAAATTAAAGTTATTTTCTATTTGTTGTAATGCCCACTCGATTATGGCTTGTAAGTGTTCCTCACGATTTACGTTTTCCATCCATTCTTTTTTACCATCTACGCAATTATGGATGTATTCCATTGATGTGTTATAAGCTACTGCTTCTAAAGTATTATAGATGTCTTGAATAACTTCTTTTTGTTCATTATTCATTTTCTAATCCTCCTGTTAAATTAAATCCATAAGTTACCATCATGCCGTACACACTAAAAGCGACATACATGTTAGATATTGCTAGTAATAAAATTGTTAAAAACGATGTTAAGGTTACATAAACTAAGTACAATTTCATTGTTTTACCTCCTGATAGGTTAGAGTTCTCACGCGTTGCAGGCGTTTCAATTTTTCATTTGTTCAATTACATTTTCGATATCTTGTCGATCATAGCGAATTGTTTTACCAATCTTAACTTTACGAAGTCCCATTATTTCCCACTCGGTTATAACCTTGTGAGTCACGTTGTATTCTTCCATGACTTCTTTTTGTATGAGATATCTCTTACGCGATTGTTTAACTTTTTCTAAAGCTATTTTTTCGGCAATATCAACTATGCTATTAACTAACTGTTGACTAGCTTGTTCACTAAGTAATTGGCTCATTTAACCCCTCCTCTTTGTACGAATAAACTCGTTTTCATTACCAAAAAAAATATATTCCAGCGGTATGCTGTATATTTTTTCCATCAATAGCATTTTAGACCGTGATAAATCAGAACTATCTTTTTCCCAAGATGCTAAAGTTTGATAATGTACACCTAATAAGCTAGCCGCCTTTTTTTGACTCATACCATTATTTATCCTTGCTGCTCTGAGTAATAATTTTACGTTTTCATTCATTAATCTAACCTCCTCACAAGTCACTATAAACGCGTTTATTCGTTTTGTCAACGTTTAAATTCGTTATTTTACATATTTTCTATTGTTTTAATCGTATTTATTCGTTAATATAACGTAAAGGAGTGATAAAAAATGCCAAGACCCTCATTAAGTTACCACGAAAAAATCTTAAGAAAAACTATTTCTAAAAACCTAAAACGATTGTCTGAAGGAAAGACGCAAGCAGAAATATCCCAGCATACTAATATACCAACTTCAACTTTATCAGGCTATTTTGCTGAACGATCAACAATCAATCCTGAAAATACAGAAAAATTAGCAACCTTTTTCAATGTAAGCTTTGAGAAAATTGATCCTCGTTTTTCTCGAAATATGTTATTTTTAGAAGATGGTGATGATGAAGAGTACTCTTTAACAGTTGAAATTTTAGACATGATTGAACAGCTTAATAAAGAAAACAAATATAAAGCCTTTATTAACACACAAAAATTATTGATAAATCAAGAAAAAACTAATTAATCATCACGTCACAAGGTAGCCATTCCTTAACGGCGTGTCAATCCAATCTCACGCGTTGCAGGCAATAGAAAGGATTGATTTATATGATTAAAAAATATAAGAAGAAAGACGGTTCGACTGCCTATATGTTTGTCGCATATTTAGGTACTGATCCAATTACTGGTAAGCAAAAGAGAACCACTAGACGAGGCTTTAAGACTGAAAGAGAAGCTAAAATTGCTGAGGCAAAACTTCAAACAGAAGTAAGTCAAAATGGCTTTCTAAACAACGATATAACGACGTTTAAAGAAGTATATGAGTTGTGGCTTGAACAGTATCAAAATACTGTAAGAGAAAGCACATATCAACGTGTTTTAACTTTATTTGATACAGCTATATTAGAACATTTCCAAGATGTACCTATTAAGAAAATAACCGTTCCATATTGCCAAAAAGTTATTAATAAATGGAACAAAAAGTATTCTGATATTAAAGCTATACGAATATACACATCTAATGTGTTTAAATATGCCGTAAGCCTTAAGATAATCGTTGATAATCCGTTTGCACATACAAAAGCACCCAGAAAAAAAGAAGCGCAACAAGACGCATCTACAAAGTATTATTCAAGTGATGAATTGAAACAGTTTTTAACTTTTGTTGAAGATGACCCATTATATTATGCTATTTTTCGAACATTAGCTTTTACTGGCTTTAGACGTGGAGAATTAATGGCTTTAACATGGAACGATATTGATTTTACTAAACAAACCATATCTATTAATAAGACTTGCGCAAGAGGTGCAAATTATAAACTGGTAATACAAGAGCCTAAAACAAAATCATCTCACAGAACAATAAGTATTGATGATAAAACTGCAAGTGTATTGAAATCATGGCGCACTCATCAAAGAGTGGAGTCCCTTAAATATGGTCACAATACCTCTGATAAACATCAACATGTTTTCACTACTGTACGTGATAATAAACAACTATATCCCGAGCATTGCAATAAAGCATTGGACTTAATTTGTGAGAAGAATAGTTTTAAGAGAATTAAAGTTCATGGTTTTAGACACACTCATTGTTCTCTTTTGTTCGAGGCTGGCCTTTCTATTCAAGAAGTACAAGACAGATTAGGTCACGGGGACATCAAGACAACTATGGATATTTACGCTCACGTAACTGAAAAACAACGTGATCAGGTGGCTGATAAATTCGCAAAATACATCAATTTTTAA